GTCACGAAGTCCTCGGCAGGATGCAGCAGGCCCCGGACCTCGCGAGCAAGTGCAAGCGGGCCTTCGTGGGGGACGTGGTAGCCAACATCGCGACCAGAGTCCGCATCCCGGCCACGGTCAACCATGGCGAGTGGATAGAGGGCGGGCCACTTTCCATCGTGGCCAGGAATGGCATCGTCGACGTGAAGGCCTACCTCGAAGAACGGCCGGACTGGTTGCGGCCGCACGACCCGGGGCTCCTCTCGACGGTTTGCGTGCCCTTCGAGGTCGACCCGGACGCGGACTGCCCCTTGTGGCTCTCGGTCATCGAGAAGATCGTCCCGGACCCTGGGACTCGCGACCAACTCAAGCGATGGTTCGGGTTGAACTTGATTCCCGATGTCTCCTACCAGAAGGCCGCGGTCCTCGTCGGCGACGGGTCGAACGGAAAGTCGACCGTCCTGCTCATCCTTCAGGAGCTCGTCGGGCGGGGGAACTACTCGACGGTGCCACTTGAACGGTTCGGGGAACGGTTCGACCTCGCGGCGATGGTCGGAAAGGCCGCCAACATCGCGCACGAAATGGGCGAGCTTGACAAGGCGGCCGAGGGCGTCTTGAAGCAACTCGTCTCGGGCGAGGAAATGACCTTCGAGCGGAAGCACCGCGACCCCTACCAGGCCGTCCCGACCGCTCGGTTGACCTTCTCTACGAACGTCCTGCCCCGGTTCTCGGACCGGACCGATGCCATCTGGCGGCGACTGATGATCTTCCCGTTCAACACGAAGATCCGGGAAGAGGACAAAGACTACTCGATCCTCGACAAGCTTCGAGCCGAGTTGCCCGGCATCTTCAACTGGGCGATCGATGGTCTCGACCTGCTCAAGACCGACGGGCTCGGCGAGTCGCTTGAGATGAGCAACGTCAAGACCCGGTATCGCGAGGCGGTGAATCCGTTCCTACAGTGGGTCGAAGACAGGGTCGACGATACTGGCCTTGGCACCATCGAGACGGCCAGGCTACACGAGGACTATCGGTCTTGGTGTGGGTCCGCCGGGTACCATCCACTCGCCGCTCGGACCTTCGAGTCGGAGCTCGAACGGCACTTCCGGCGCGAGGTCACCCGGCCGAGGGACGGCGGCGGGGCCAGACCGCGTGTCATCGGCGGTCTGAGGCTGGCCCGATAGTGTGTACCGTGGGGACCGTCTGGGACCGGGGGAAGTGGCGTCCTGCCTTGCTTTCACCCACCTTGGTACACGGTCCTAGAAAAAAATAAATACATGAGAGAGAGAAACGTATATAGGGGGGGTGTCTCATGTATATATAAAGTTCCCCGATCTGGGGACCACCCTAAAATCGCTGAAACCCAGTGACTGTATGAAAAAAGCGGTCCCAAGTGGTACACGAGCGGCCGAAGGAGGGCCGAACCGATGAGAAAGAGACCAGGAACCCCAGCCGGACCCGTCCTCGTGGACTCGTCCGAGTGGACCCGTGAGACGGCGATCGAAAGTTGGACTCCCGAGGCAGGGTCACGCGAGATTGCCGAGTTGATCCTCGATGTCGTGGCGGTCGACGCGTGGTTCGAGTTCGACGACCTCGGACGGATGCTGCTCATCACGGGCGAGCAGGAGGTCCCCCCTGACATCCTCGACCGACTCCGGCATCATCGGGAAGGCATCGTCCGATGGTTCACCGAGAACCGGACCCGCTACGAGCCCCTAGAAGCCGCGCGAGGGTAACGGGGGGTGCTAGGGGATGGGTGGATCGGTCAAGTCCCGCTCTGGGGGCAGCCAACCGCGGCAGAATCGAAATCAGAGACACGACGGGTTCCCGTGGCAGTGTCTCGGGTGCGGTCAGTTCATGACGGCGAGCCATCATCACTGCCCGGGGTGCGGTCTTCACGAGATAAGCGCAAGCCGGGGGCCGACGACCTGCCGAGGGTGCGGAAAGCGGCTGAGCGACGACTTAAAGACGATTTGGAACCCTTGACGGTCGCTCTCGAAGACGGGGTCTTGACCATCCGCTCGGACGGGATGCCGATCAGGGTCAAGCCCCGGCCGAGGACGACGCAGACCGGACACGTCTACATGCCCGCGGATTATATGGCGTGGAAGCGGACGATCGCGGGCAAGGTGGCCTTCCGGTTGCAAGAGTGCCCGGTCTTCCGGCAAGGTAGAGTCAGGCTGGACCTTTGGATCTGGTCGGGAAAGGGGGATGTCGACAACCTCGCAGGGGGGGTCATGGACGCGCTGAACGGGATCGCGTGGCGAGATGATGACCAGATAACGGACCTGACAGTCCGGAAGCGGCCGAGGACGAAGACTGCCCCGCGTTGGATGGCAATCGTCCAGGCGGCGACCGATGCTTAAGCCGACCGAGATCAAGTGTTCCGGATGTGGCAAGCAAGCGATCGTCCCCGAGGGTACCCGGTATCACCGCGAGGTCCTTTGTCGGCCCTGCTACGATGCATGGATGGACCTCGACCGCAAGGCGTCGGCCGAGTTGAGACGGGAGCGGCGGAAGTGGGTCACCATCGACCAGAGGGGCAGACAGTGAACGCCCTTTCCCTGTTCCGGTCGCTTGTGGCTCAGGGGATCGAGTTTCAAATCGGACAGACCGAGGAAGGGGATATCACCCTCGGCATCGCGGGCGAGATCGACAAGGCGACGAGCAAGCGAATCGAGAAGGACCCCGAGAGCCTGGCGGCGGTCGTTCTCGAGCACTTGCCCGAGTTGACCCCGGGCATCGGGGATGCGACTCCGGTCCGGGTGATGTTCATGAGAGCGAAGGATGGTCTCGTCGCACGGTGGAAGACCGAGCGGGGGCAGGTGCGGATCTCGGAAGTCGCCGACCCGGACCGGAAGAAGAGAGGGAAGGACCATGGCTAAGACCAAGCGGACCCCCGAGACCCGCGAGCGAATCTTGATGCTCTTGCGGGCTGGCAACTATCACAAGGAAGCGTTCGGCGCGGCGGGTCTGTCGGCGGATACGTTCTACCAGTGGATCAAGGATGACCCCGATTTTTCCGATGCCGTACAAAAGGCCGAGGCCGAGGCGGTTGCCTTCCACATGGCCCAGATACTCAAGGCGTCGCAGGGTGGTGCATGGCAGGCGTCGGCGTGGTATCTCGAACGGAAGCATCCTGACAGATTCGGTCGTCAAGACCGCAGACCCGAGGGTGCTGACAAGACCGAGGTCGTCATCAAGTGGGCCGATGAAGAAGGGAGCCGGGATTGAACGTCAAGTTGCCTGACGAGATCGTGATGAGGCGGGTCGAGGACTTGATCCCGTATGCAAGGAACTCAAGAACGCACTCACCCGAGCAGGTGGCGAAGTTGGCCGGCGCGATCAAGGAGTTCGGGTGGACGGTCCCGGTCCTGGTCGACAAGGACGGGGTCATCGTGGCCGGGCATGGCCGAGTGATGGCCGCTCGGAAGCTCGGTCTTGATGTCGTCCCGACCATTGTCCTCGAGCACCTGTCCGAGGCCCAGAAGCGGGCCTATGTCATCGCGGACAATCGACTCGCCCTTGATGCCGGATGGGATGACGAGATGCTCAAGGTCGAGCTCGGCGAACTGACTGGGGAAGGGTTCGACTTGGCCTTGACCGGATTCTCTGAGGAGGAGATCAACCGACTAACTCAATCGGTCGAAGTGCTCCCACCGGCAGGAGACGAAAACGCGATCCCTGATGTTCAAGGTGATCCGATCAGCAGGCCCGGGGATGTCTGGATTCTTGGCGGTCATCGCGTCGTCTGCGGAGACTCAACGGACCCTTCATCTTTTGCCAAGGCGGTAAACGGGAACATCGCAGACATTCTGTTTACAAGTCCCCCTTACGCACTCGGCGAAAACATCAAGTTAAGCGGAAACAAGTCTATCAAGTTTAATCAAACGAGCATCTCGGAATCAAGAAAGAAGTCTCTAAGCGCATACTCATCTCACGAAGACAGCGCGGAAGAATGGCCGAGTCTGATGTCCGGTTGGTGGTCTGCCGCGCAAGGGTCAGTTCAAGACGCGATGTTCGTCAATGTTCAACTTCTAGCGAACAACAAGCGCAATCTATGGCGATGGGTAGCGGATCGCATTGACCATTTGGTTGATGTCGTGACGTGGCACAAGACAGCGGCAGCTCCGCAGATACAACAAGGCGTCTTGACGAATGCTGCCGAGTGGATTCTTGTCTTCGGCAAGCAGGGCGCGTCTCGGGTGATTCCGTTCTCGTCTTGGCAAGGCAACGTTACTACTGTTTACACCGGACCGCCCCAACGCGGGAATGAGTATGCGGCGATCCACGCGGCAACGTTCCCCATGCACTTGCCCGAATGGATTCTCGGAACGCTGGCCGACAAGTCAAGATCGGTCATTGACCCGTTCCTCGGAACCGGAACTACATTGATCGCGGCCGAGAAGCTCGGGAAAACTTGTTACGGGATTGAGATCGATCCTCGATATGTTGATGTCATCGTCAAGAGATGGCAAGACTACTCAGGCAAGGAAGCGGTCCTAGAATCAACCGGGCGGACATTCCGCGAGGAAGGCGGGGCAGGATGACCGCAGACCAAGGATGGACCCTGGGGGATACGGTGTCCTTGATCTTGATCCTGTCGGGTCATGTCGCGGTCATGGTGGCGATTGCCTCGGGCGGTGGTTGTTGATCATCCGGCTTCCCGAACTCCACGAAGCTCAAGCCGTGGTCGCCCGGGACCCCGCTCGGTTCCGGGTCCTGGTCTGCGGCAGGCGATGGGGGAAGACCCGGCTCGGGGTCGTCCTTGCCTTGCGGATGGCCCTTGAAGGCCGGAAGTCTTGGTGGGTCGCCCCGACGTACGCTATCTCGGGCATCGCGTGGGAAATGCTCCGGGTGATGTCCCGGGCGGTCGGTGCTCAGGCGCACGAGTCAACCCGGACGCTACGGTTCCCGAGCGGGGGCATCATCGCTTGCAAGTCAGCGGACAACCCGGACAACCTGCGAGGCGAGGGGCTAGACTTCCTTGTGCTCGACGAGGCCGACTTCGTGCCCCGGCGGGTCTGGGAAGAAGTCTTGCGTCCGGCCCTCGCCGACCGCAAGGGGAAGGCGGTCATCATCTCGACCCCGAATGTCGAGGGCGGATGGTTCCATGAGCTCGTCCAGAAGGGGCAGGGGGAAGACCCCGAGGTCCGGTCTTGGTGCCTGCCATCCTGGACGAATCCGCATCTCGACGAGGCCGAGGTCGACGCGGCCCGGTCGAGCCTGCCCGCGATCGTCTTCCGTCGGGAGTTCGGTGCCGAGTTCGTCTCGGCGGCCGGGGCCTTGCTCCGGCGCGAGTGGGTCAGGGTCGGCGAGCCCCCGGCCCGGGGGGACCTCGATGTCTCGGTCGGGGTCGACCTCGCGATCTCGACGAAGGACGGGGCCGACTGGACTGCGGCGGTGGCCCTCGGTCGAGACAGGACCGGGGCCTTGTATGTCCTCGACGTTGCCCGGGGCCGGATGCCCTTCCATGGGGTCCTCGGGTTCATCAAGGCCTTCGCGGGGAAGTGGCGACCGCAGGTCGTCGCGGTCGAGCAAGTCCAGTTTCAAGCGGCCGTGGTCACGGAGCTCTTGCGGACAACGGACCTTCCGGTCGTCGGGGTCCGGCCGGACAAGGACAAGGTCACACGGTTCACGGGGATTCAGGCGCGGTTCGAGCAAGGCCTCGTCACCCTGGCCCCGGACCTGCCCCCGGACTTCTCGCGGGAGCTACTGGGGTTCCCTGTCGCGGACCACGATGACATGGTTGATGCCCTTGTCTATGCCCATCGCGGGCTCGGTTCGGCCGATGTCGGAATGTCCTGAACTTTCTTTCTCAAACCCCTTGACGGGTTATACAAACCTGTTAGTATGAATACATCGAAGGCGCAACGCAGTTCCCCAGAAGGAGAGACAAGACAATGGGCAAGATTCACTTTGGCACGGTTCTCAAGAATGGCATGGTCTGGAAGGCCTGCCGCTATCAACTGCTTGATAGGTCGTTGCTGGCTTCAGATCCGTCTTTCGTAACGTGCGGCCACTGCAAGCGTTCTTATGAATTCCAGAAGGCAGAGCGCAAGGCTGCCAAGGCCGCAGAGGTGAAGGCCTGATGGCCAATCCTTACGAGGCGGGGGACTGGGTCCCCTGCCTCGACTGCGAGGGATGGTTCTGCTTGATCCACGAGCAGCACGCGGCGGAATGCCCCTGTCCGCCGATTGACTCCGATTGACCAAGGCCCCCCTACCCGGGGGGCTTTCTTCTTTGGGAATCTTTCTCAAACCCCTTGACGGGTTACACAAACCTGTTAGTATGAATACATCGAAGGCGCAACGCAGTTCCCCAGAAAGAAGGCACAAGATGACGAAGGCAGAAACGATTCTCAAGCAGCTCGGCGGTGGTCGCTTCGTTATGATGACCGGAGCTAAGGATCTGGTCGCAGGCGAAAGCAAGCTTCAGTTCGGCATCCCCGGCGGGAAGAAGGTCATCATTGAGTTGACCGCGGACGATCTCTACACCGTGACCCTCGGCAAGTTCAACCGCAAGACCTTTGAGTTCAAGGTCATCTCGGAACAGCCCTTCGTCTACAATGACCAACTGACCAAGGTCTTCGAGAAGATGACCGGACTCTATACCAGCATCTAACACGCGTCCCCCGGCCCCCCTACCCGGGGGGCTTCTGCTTTGGGGCCCGTCTTGAGTCCCCCGGCCTCGGGCGGGTATGCTCGGGAGCATGGGCATGCTCGATCGGTGGAACGCGGCGGTCAAGGCGTGGCGGCTGGGCGCGGCCACCGTCACGACCGATACCGGGTTCGGGAACTTCTCGTTCGGTGACGAGCGGCGAGGCCTCGCGGCCCATCGGGTCGTCGAGCTCTCGACGGCGGTCTATGCCGCGGTAGACCTGCGGTCATCGGCCCTTGCCGCGATACCCGTTCGGATCATGGACAACTCGGGCGAGCACGGCGAAGAGGTCTTCTCTGGGTCGGCCTATGACCTTTTCCGGAACGTCAATCCGCACTGGACCCTCGGGCGGCTCCTCGAGGCCGTCGAGGTGAGCATGTGCACCTACGGCGAGGCCTTCATCGTCGTCGAGAAGGACCGAGCGGGGACCCCGATCGAGCTCTGGTTCGCCAATGCGTCCAAGATGAAGGTGATTCCACACCCGACCGAATATATCGCGGGTTATCTCTACAAGGCCGAAAACAAAGAGATCCGACTCGCCCCCGATGATGTGGTCTGGATTCACGGCATACAGGACCCGTCGAACGAGTTCCGATGCCTGTCCCCGCTCGAGGCGGCCCGGCTCTCGGTCGAGTCGAACCTCGACGCCCTTGAGTCGAACCGGAACATCTTCCGGAACGGGCTCAACCCTGGCGGCATCATGTACCCGGCCGACCAGGGGATCAGCCTGACCAAGGAGCAACGGCTTTCGATCGAGGAGCAGTTGAACACGCGGCTCAAGGGCAAGGACCGGGCTCATCGGCTCGCGGTCTTCTCGCATCCGATGAAGATCGAGTCTCCGGCCTTGTCGCCCTCGGATGCTCAGTTTATGGAGTTGCTCAACTGGACCTTGTCCGACGTGGCCCGGGCCTTCAAGATACCCCCGACCAAGTTGCAGGACTTCTCGCGGGCGACCTACTCGAACGTCGAGCAGGCGGACAAGGCCTTCTTCACCGACTGCATCATCCCCGAGGCCCGGCGGATCGCGGGGGCCATCAACGAGCAGTTGATGCCGATGTTCGGCGGGGACCTCGAACTCGTCTTCGACTTCTCAAAGATCCCGGCCCTTCAAGAGGACCAGACCGAGATAACCGACCAGATGCAGAAGCTATACGCGATGGGGGTCCCCCTGAACAAGCTCTTGGAAGTCTACCGTCCGGACCTTCTGCCCGAGGGCGGGGAAGGGTACCCGTGGGGTGACGAGCCCCCGCTCGCCCCTGGTCTGTTCTCGGTTCCCCCTGCCCCGGTCGAGGAGCAGGCCCCGCCGGAACTGCGAGTCCTTCGGGGAAA